AGAAGCTGAGGGCGGTGAACAAAAACAAGAGATTACTGGTGGTGCTGATGATGCTATCAAGGAGAAGGAGAAGAAGGGTGGTATATTTGCGTGGTTAGAAAAATTTTTAAAACCATTTGAAAAGATAATTGCATGGATTGTTAGAACTACACTTGTTCGTGGTGTGTTGAAGTGGATTGCAGATCCAGCGAACAAAGATAAGTTAGTCAGTATAATTGAGACCCTAGGAAAGGTCGGTAAGTTCATAATGAAATGGGCACAATTTGCTATTGGTGGAATATTAGATGGTTTAGCAGGTATTTTTGGTGGAATAGGTAAGATAAAGAATGGTAAGTTAGGTGGTGTTTGGGATCTAATAAAAGGAATAGGATCAATATTTGTAGGTGTAGTAGCACTTAAAGCATTAGGGTACTTACTCAATCCTTTCGCACTCATTAATGACATCATGAATTTGATGGACATGAGGCAGAACCAAGATCAAAGAAATAATCAGAATAATAATCAAAGGAGTCAGAATCGTAGGACAAGGACACAGAATAATACTAGACAGCGACTTAAGACTAGGAATACTACAAAAGAAGCGAGATTAAGATATCAGAGGAGATTTGGTCCTCAAGCTGCTAAGAATAGGTTTGCTAATCAGGTTAAAGGTCCAGGTGGATTAGGTGGTAAAACACTTAAACCAGGTAGTCAGTTAATTAAAGGTGGTCCAGGTAAGATTGCTACTAGAATAGGTGCTAAGTTCCTAGGAAAGGGTGCAGTTAAAGCAATTAAAGGTGTATTTGGTAGAATTCCCATTATTGGTTCTCTTGTAACAGTTGTTGCATCATTATTGGCAGGTGAACCATTAGGTAAGGCACTCTTTAGAGGACTAGGTGCTGCATTAGGTGGTGTTCTTGGTTCATTCATACCTATTCCAGTACTGGGTACAATGCTTGGAGAAGGTATTGGTATATTTGTTGCTGACTTACTCTATGAAGGATTCATGGGTAAGGGATGGAAAGCTGCGGGTGCTAAGTTAAAAGAAACATTCATGGGTCTTGTAACTGGTGCTGGTAAGATAGGTAAAGCAATAATCAGTTGGTTATTTGGTGGTGGATTAAAGACTCTACTAGAGAAAGCTGGTACTGGTATCAAAGAGTTTTTCCAGAAAGGAACTAAGAGATTTGTAGATAACTTCCCTAAACGTAAGTTCCCAACGGGTAACATTGGACAGTTCTTGACTGGTATCTTTGATAAGATGAAGTTGGGTTGGGCAATCAATCCTAAAGTCATTCCGATGCAAAGAGACGAGTGGAAGACTAAAGGAGCATTGTCCTTGAACAAGCAGGGAATAGGAGTAGATAATTTACGTAATATATTTGAGAAAGATCTTAATTATAGTATTCCTCAGATGTTTGGAAGTGCATTCACAGCTGTTGGAATGAAGGGTCTTGTAGATGATGATGGTGAAGTTAAGGGTATACCTGCTTTAGATCAATTGTTTAACCCTATCTTTATGGCTAAACATATTGGTAGTTCATTCTTTGGTGGCGGTGAATCTGCTAAGGCAGAACCAGGTGGTAATGTAACACCTCAACCTAAGAAGAATATGTTGGGTAAGATAATGCCTGATGAGTTCCAGAGTGAGGAGTATCTTGCACATAGGGATGGATCTGATAGTGATGCATCTCAGTTTGCTGATGGTGGAGGACATGAGGATGTCTTCTCTGATTATGCTAATGCTCCTGCTGAGGAGGAATCAGTTAAAGATGTATCATCCCAAGCAGCACTTGATAGTGCAACTGCTGATGTGGAAGAATCTGGTAGTGGACCAGTTCCTGTCATGCTTCCAGTAAGTAAAGCAGTAACTATAAATAGCCAAGGAGGGAAACCAACGGTTATCTTTAAGAGAAAACTTGCCGCATATATTGAATGAAAAAGCAAAAAGACGGAAGTAGTACTAAAATAAGGTTTTACAAGTTTGTTAACCCTCGTACCTCTGTGATGACTGAGAGTGAGGGTGTAGTTGCTGGCGACATTATTGCCCAGAAGACAGTTAAAGGTATTAATAGTTTAGGCATCACCTTTAATAGCTTTGCTATTATAATGAAGGAGATGAAGGAGTCCATGATAAGTGCTCATGGTGCTCAGAATGAACTCATAGATGACCTAGCACATTCTGCATTAGAACCAGATCCTAGTGATAATTTAACCCCTAAGAAAAAGAAAAAGTCTGGTTTTCAAGATTTTATTAAACCTGTTGTAGCAGGATTCTTTGAATCTCTTGCTAAGTTGGGTGGATTTTTGTTTAAGGCATTCGTAGGTCGTGCTATACTACAGTGGATTGCCGATCCTAAAAACATTGAAAAATTAGAGACCATCTGGAAGGGAATGATGGGTTTCGCCAAGTTCCTGATGGGTTTTGTTGGAGGTGTAGTTGGTAACATGCTGGATGGTATTGCTAAGGTGTTTGATCCGAACGCAAGTTGGTGGGAGAAGATAAAAGGGTTTGGTCAATTTTTCATTGCACTGGGGGCAGGATTACTGGCACTCAGGTGGTTAAAAAATCCGTTGAAATTAGTAAAGGACTTTATTTGGGTGCTTAAAACATTATACAAAAATCTAGTTAAAGGTATGAAACGCATGAAGATGCGTAAACCTAGGATTGGAGGAAAAGGAGGATTAGTTAAAGGACTTGTTTTGACTGCTGCTACTGCTGTTACAGCAATGGCAGTAACTAATGCTATGAGTGGTGGTGATGATACTGAGGAAGGTGCACCAGAAATGGCGAAGGGTGGATGGATCTCAGGTCCAATGTCAGGATATCCTGTATCTTTAACTGGTAAGGGTGTTGACTTTATTGGTCATGGAACTGAGTATGTTGCAACTAGATCAGAAGGTGGTAAGGTTGAACCACAGAAATTTGCTGGTGGTGGATTTGTAGTACCATTTAACACTCCAGCAACTAAGACTAATCCTGGTTTAACATCACAACGTATGCTAGAAGCAGGTGGGATGGGATTTGACATGGGTGGTATATTCAATACTAAGAACATGCCAAGTTTCTCTGAAGGTGGTCTGATTGAAGGAACTAATGAAGAGAAGTGGGCAAAGATAAAAGGTATGGCAGAGAAATCAGGTGCTAAGTATCCTAATGTAGTTGCTGCACAGTTTGCTTTAGAATCTGATTGGGGTCGTGCAACAGGTGCTAAAAATAATTTCTTTGGTATTAAAGCAACTCCAAGTGAATCATCTACTAATTCTGCAACTCAAGAGGTTGTAAATGGTAAAACTGTTAATACTGCTGCAAACTTCAAGAATTTTTCATCACCTCAAGCATCAATTGATCATCTAGTTACTCAATGGTATAAAGATTATAAAGGATATACAGGTGTCAATAATGCTGGTTCTGCTATGGAAGCAGCAGGAATGCTTAAGTCTGAAGGATATGCTACTGATCCTGCCTATGCTAAAAAATTACAGCAATTGATTGCTAGATATGGTAAGATAGATTCTGTTGCACCTAAAGCACCAAGAGATAAAGGTAGTAATGCTGCTAACATAACTCCTGGTAATACAGAATCCTTAGTTGCACAACAAACTGCAACAACAGGAACTGCAAAGGTTGAAGCAGTTGCCACTCGGAAAGCAACTGCGGATGCTACAGTAACAGCAGCAACTGCTATTGCTACTTCTGTATCTGCTAAATCATCTCAGGATGCAACTAATGCTGCTGCTGCGGCACAAGGTGATGGAGGTGGTACAATTGTAGTTCCTATGAACGAATTACCAGAGATTGTACAATTCCGACCTAAGTTCGGACTATTTGGAGCAAGCGATGTCGGTTAAAAGACAAGCGGGTGAAACCTCGCTCAAAGTATATCTATTAGAAGATGATGCCAAGACCCCACGTAAGGGATCAGGTGGTGAACAAAACTTAGTTGAACTTGTATCTGAATTAAAGATTGTTGAGAGTATCAGTAGTCCTACCATCAGAGCAGAGATGGCAATGTTTGATGCTACTGATTTTATTAACACACTACATGGTAATGATTACTGGAAGATTATATTAGAAGCAGGTGATAAACAACATCAATATATTCTTCAATGTTATGAAATAACTGCTAGACTACGAGAAGAGAAGAAGGAAGCATACGTTATCAATTTAGTATCTACTGAGTTCATCTATAATGAAACGATTAATATATTTGGTGCTAAAAAACCTATAGATGGTGGGGTTCATGTTAAAAATATTCTCAAGGATTCTGATAATAAGGGTTTAAACACTGGTAAGAGTGTATTCATTGAGAAGACTAAGAAATTTAGATATACTGCTGTTAACTGGAGACCATTTGATGCTATTAATTTTATTGCCTCTAAGGTTGTAAGATCAGGATCTACTGGTGATAAATCACAAGGTGCATTTATTTTCTTTGAGAATGCTAAAGGATTTCATTTTAAGAGTATTGATCAATTGATTGAAGATACTGTTCAGAATAAACAAAAACCAACCTATGTGTATGGTCAGAAGAGTATTGAAGATAATCCTTTAAAGAATCAATTCCTTATTGATAAGGTATCATATCCAACAGCATATAATTCTTTAAAGAGTCTTAGATTGGGTGCATGGTCTGGATATGTTATGGGAATTGATCCAACTACTCTACGTGAATCATTCTTACCAACTAGGAGTAAGAAAGTTACTGCTAGGACTGATACCTATGAATATACAAAAATCTTTAAGAGTATGTCTATTCTAGAAAAAGGTGGTAAGATGCCTATTGATACTGCTAACAGTCAAATGAAATCTCTTCTAGGTAGACCTAAGAGAATTAAGTATCAGGTGTTGCCAACTCATTTATATGATGTACCAAAGGCACAAGCAGTTAAACAATGGGCATCAGAAAAAGCAGGTACATATCAGGGAAAGAACTTAAATGAGTATATGAATGTTGCATCATATAATTATGTGAGAAAGAAATCATTAGAAGCAATTCAACTTGTTATTGAGGTTCCAGGCAACCTTGGACTCTATGCTGGAGAGGGTGTGAAGGTTGAAATACCTAGAATGTTAGCAAAAGGAAAAAAAGTAGAACTTGACAAAATGTACAGTGGCAACTATCTTATAGGTGGTGTAGTACACACTTACAAAGTCACGAATACCCAGACTACACTGCATTTACTCAAAGATAGCATCAAAGTTTAATAAATATTAGGGTATTCATAGAATAAATTACAAATGACTACAATTGAACAGCATATTGAGCATGATAAGGAGATCCTTGATGATCCTCAACTTAATCCTGCTGCACGTCGCCATTACAAAGAAGAATTACATGATCTCATAGAGTATGAAGAGCATCACCACGAAGAGATCGTAGCAGGAGATCATCACGATCCAAATTGTTTAGAACTATTTTGTGACCAGCATCCAGATGAACCTGAGTGCTTAGTGTACGACGATTGACAAATTGCTAAATAAGTGGTATGCTGGGCTCATGATGAGACTCAAAAACCACGAAACTCCAAGAAAGATGGGTCGGAACGTCAAGTCTAAACTTGCATCCGCCCGTCTTCGGCAGCTCAAGAAGCGTACAAAGACCTTGATTAAGAAATTGAATTCACAATGAACATTATACCAACCTTCCCTTACCCTGTATTCATTGATGAGTACGATATCAAGGAGAAGTTTATTGATCAATTAGAAGAGCATTGGGATGAAACTATCAGAGAGAAAGAAAATCCTCTGTTCATGTTCAAGGGTAAAATGCATGAGTGTGATGAATTATATGATTATGTGACAGAGAAAGCACAGTTTATGATTACGGAAGTAATGGGTCTGAAGGGTGAAGTTGATATGATTCACACTGAAACTCATGCCTCTAACTTTGGTACTATTATTCCACCTCACATACATCCTAACTCGTACTTAACAGCATATTATTTTGTTCAGTTTGATGAGGATAAAGGGCATACACCATTAGTAATTAATAATCCATTCTATCAGAGCAATGTTCCAGCATTTCGTTACGAGTCAACGAAACCTACAATGTGGTCTAGTGAGAATTTTATACCACCATTGAAAGAAGGTAACCTAATTATATTTCCTGCTAATCTACAACACTTCTTTCCTAAGCAAGATGCGGATGATCGTATCATAGTGACGTTTGATTTCGTGGCTAAATAATCAAGTATAGTTAACGTAGGTTCATGGTTACCACAGTTGATAACATCATAGGAGAATCAAAATCCGATTTTATTGGAAAGGATGGTTTCTTTTGGTGGATTGGTGAGGTTGAAGATACTAGAGATCCTCAGATGATTGGTAGGGTCAAAGTTCGTGTGCTTGGATATTATACTGGTGCAGAAGCAGGATTTAGAAAAGATTTAGAAACAAAAGATTTACCTTGGGCACAAGTACTTCAACCAACAGACCAACCAGGATGTGAAGGACTAGGAAAGTCTTCTCACCAAATGAGACCTGGTGCTATTGTTATGGGTTTCTTCCTTGATGGTGAAGAAGCACAGTTCCCCATTGTTATGGGTATACTGAGGATGACTCAGAATAGTGGTAAGACATTAGATCCTAAAAATAGTTCATTTATATTTTCAGAAGGTATTATCAGAGATAATATCAACCCTACTACTAATCAGATTGGTAACAGTCCTGTAGGTGGTAAACATCTTTCAACTAGCACTACTGCTGTTAAAGAAGCAGGTAATACTACTGCTGAGTTACCTAATGCTGCAAACCCTGGTTCTGGATTAGCAACTCAAACTGGTGTTGCTGGTTCTAGTGCTAACTCAAGTAAACCAAAATTCCCAAGTAAACCTATACCTGCTGCTAGTGGTGTTGGTGGTCCTTGGCAGACATTAGATTATAAGTTAACACAACTGGTAGAAGATATTGCTGCTACTGCTGGACAGGTAACTAAGAATGAGAATGGTGACTTCATTAGTATTATAGAGAATAAGGTTGTTAACATGGAGGCACTGCTGGATAAAGCAGAGGCATTCCTTGGTGCAGTTATGTCTCAGGTTATATCAGCATTTAAAGAGCAACTTACTATCATTGCTGGTAAAGTTCTAGAGATAGTTAATACCATAGCATCATTAACTGGTATACCATTTGTAGTTCTAGCAATTGTACAGGCAGTTATTCAAGCATTATTATCACAGATTTGTGGTCTGGATGGATTGATTGGAGGTATGCTTGCTAATCCTATGGCAGCGATCAACGGTATTATTGATAATATCATTGGGAAAGCTATGGATGCCATGACTGCTGCTACTGCTGGTATGCAGAAGTTAATTGAGTCAGTTACATGTGCAGTTCGTGAAGGTTTAAGTGTTGTTACTTCTGCATTGCAACTTGTTAAAGCAGCAACATCTGTTGCTGAAGGATTCAGTACACTTTCAAAAGCATGGGAAAGTGGCAAGGATATTATGAGTGCTGCTACTGATATGAATAAGATTAACCTAGCAAGTATAGGACAGTTAATCTCATTGATATTCAGTTTGTTTGACTTTGGTGGTTGTGGAAGAGAAGCAGGTAAGAATGCACAGGATCCGATGGGATTCTATCCACTACTAGGTTCTACACAATGTCCCGCAGATGATTTAGATAATTTAAAAGATAAGATCGGAGAGAAATATGGTCCTTGTGGAGGTGGAGGTAAGTCTAACCTCTTTGATGCCATATATGCTGATGCCTCACCATATCTAACTGCTGCCCAGAACTTTATTAATGGTGCATATAATATGCAGTTGAGCACACCAGGTCGTGATGCAACTGTAGTTAAGACTGCTAGTGGAATGACAGTCCATAGTGTGTCATTGGATAATAAACAACTCACAAGGTATAAAGCTCTTGTTGAGTCTGGAATGTCAGAAGAGGATGCTGCAAAGGAATCTACTAGAGTTAACCCAGATCAAAAAGCAGAAGCACCAGACCCATTAGTCGCTACTCACATTCAGGAACCTGGCAACTTCACAATGGATGTTGGTAAGGATAAAGCAACAACCACAGGTGGTCATTGGATTGAAACTGTTGATGGTGATATAAGATTAAAATGTTCAGGTGACTTCCACCTTGATGTTGGTGGTGGTCTGTTTGTTAATGCTCAGTGTGCTCCTAACAAAGGAGGAAGTAAGAACCAGAAGGCAATGGTTAACATTGGTTCTGACTTATCAGTTGATGCTAAAGGACATATACAAATACAGGGTATTGGATCCACTGTTGCTGGTAAGGGTGGAACTCAAGCACAGGTTATCAGTCCACAGGGTACTACTAAGATTGACGCAACATCATATGAAATCAATGCTGGTGAGATAAAATTATCTGCTGCTAACTCAATTACAATGACTGCTCCTGCGGAGTATCATTTCATCAATACTATTACAGGTATCATACCTAAAGGTAAGACAGGTATATTCAGTACAGTTGGTGGTCCTGTTGACTATGTACTATTCCCTGCTCCATCTGCTGATCCTATTCCAAGATTTTCTATTAACACAGTTGGTCCTTTCCTAGTCAACTGTGCTGCTGGTGGTGCTTTATTCACAGTCGCTGCTGGTGTATTCTCGGCAAACGTTGCTGCTGGTGCTGCTAATATTACTGCTAGTGCTGCTGTAGCGATTACTGCTGGATTAGCAATGACTCTTACTGCTAAGGGAATTGTTAAGGTTTCTGGAGCATCTATCCAACTCAACTAAATCTATGGTATAATATCGCTATGAACGATCTTTCAATGGAACGCCAACAACAACTAATAGAACTCAAGGAAATCCTTGAAGATACTATTCAGTATTTTTGTGACGAGAACATGGTCTCTGGTGAGACTGCATGGAACATGGTCGGTGCATTATCTGATGCAAAACTGAATGTTGAATTTAAACAATGAAACAACCATTAGATTTACCGATAGAACGTCTGTTCTCAAACATGGAGTTTGTAACAGATTTGTGTTATGATCAACAACAACCTTTCCGAATTGACCTAGGTAATGGTAAGATGGTCATGTTAGTACCACTGGTTGAGAAACCTACCATACCAGTGGATATTGTTGAACAAGTGGAGGAACACAAAAAAGAATGGATGGCACAGGTGGAATCCAAAACTTCCTCAACACAATAGCAGGAGTTTGGAGTAACAAGCAACAAGCACAATCTGACCCGACTGGTTATGTCTGGTCATGGATTCAGTGGGACTTACTAGGCGATTCTCGTCTGAAGTCTAAACAGTGGTATCAGAACGATGGAGTAGTTTATCGTGAAAGATGCTTCAATGCACATGAAGATGCTAACGGTACGGTCATTCTTGACATACATAAGATAGACTGGACACCCATAGGTCATTCTCTTAAGTGGAGACCTCATGGTAGTGAGTGGCAGTTAGCAGGTGACTACGTTTACGAAGGAACCGATGTCTTTTATGAAGGCAGATTAACTAAAAACAATTATTTTTCTTGGGATCGTGGATTTAAGAATGGAAAACTCACCTACGGGAGCAACAAAGGAGCGTTCAAATTTGATAGAGTATAAGGTATATGACATAGAATTATGTCGTACCAAGCAAATTGAACTCTGTAATACATTATGTGAAGTCGCTGGTCGTGTATCAGAGAAATTAGATAACGTCCACATTCCATCTCAAAAAAATCCTAATCTTAGACATGAACACATTGTTGAACGACCTAACGTATCTTGGTGTTACGGATACTATAATATATTTGGGTGTGCTGCTGGTAACACAGTAATGTATGATCTATACTGCCAAATGAGAGCAGCAATTAGAGATTACATTGGAAATGATAGTAGAGCATGGATGCAATGTTGGGTTAACACTCATTCAGTTGATGATCTGATGGCATATCACAATCATTCGTATCCTACACATGGATATGTTTCAATATATCCTCAGAATACATCAACAGTATTCTATAAAGGTAAAGAAGAGGTACATAGAATACAAAATGAAGTTGGTAAATTATACATAGGACCAGGTAAAGTACCACATGAAGTTGTTGCTGATGGTCCACCTGATGAACCAGATGCACCTCGTATCACAGTAGCATTTAATGTTATCACTGAGAACGATAACGGTACAGACTTATCACTATCATTCATTCCTATCTAAAATGATGAAACTTAATCCTGATCGCATAGAAAAAAAGTCCTTCACAAAAATAGACAAGAAGGGTCGTGAAGAAACTTGGGAGTGGGAAGAAGGACCAGAACTACGTGCTTTCATAGAAAAGCAAAAGAAAGATGTCACCTGAGAAGACTCCCTTTCGTAAGTATTACGAGGAGTTTTGTGAAGTCTTTGGGCATCCTCTATGGCATCTGCCAATGATGATGATCATTTTCTTTGTTGGTATAGAAGTTATGCATACTTCATACCATATGGATGGTGAACAAGATGCCCACGGATTTTGTAGTCGTCAACAGTGGGTTAAAGACTTGCAAGGAGACGATGATGATTGGTAAAATACAATACACTATAACCTAAATAAATCATAAGACTTTTGGTATATGAGAATCCAACTCTGGTACTCTGAAGACATGAAACAGTGGCGATGGTCACTATATACAAGACACTATGCACCTACTGGTAAGGACTATCACCAGGAAACTGGTCAGAGGCCAGAAGTAAGGGATGCAATGAATGATGTCGCCACTACTGTAGAATACCTCAAGGCCGAAAAGTATCAAGAACTTCAGGAAGATTCTGTATAAATAAACTTGTAGCATAGCATATTTTCTGTGGCAACCAAAAAGATATCACAGTTAGATGGAATAGATGACGCTAACCTGTCGGGAGAAGCAATTCTCCCTGTTGTCGTATCTGACCCTCTAATTCCGAATAGAAAAGCAAAGGTAAATCAACTTTTCAAAACAATTCCAGCAGGTACAAAAGCTGCACCAGGACTGGCTTTTGACCTTGATAGGAATTCAGGGATCTATCAGAATGCTTACGATCAGATCGGAATAGCATTTGGTGATGGTGGTTTATATCTTTCTAGGATTGCTAATAATGATGGTTCTTCAACGAACTTATTGACTGTTGCTGATGACGGTGCTACAAACTCAAATATTATTATCTCACCTAAAGGTGCAGGTCGTGTAGAGGTTACGGGACAATTACTGTTGAATGATAACCTATTGGTTCTTCAAGATAGCAGTGATAATACTCGTAAAGCAAGGTTTGAAGTTGGTAATATAGGTAATACTGGTGGTACTAGGGTATTCACACTACCTGAAATATCCTCTGGTGGAGGTACAGTATTAATTGGTGATGACACAAACCAGATTATTACTAATAAAGATATATTTGTAGAAGACCAAAGATTCACTATTCGTGATGGTGTTGGTAATACTGAAAAGAATGCTAGGTTTACATTTGACTGGGATAATACTGTAACAGGTACTAAGACATATCAGTTACCTGATCCTGGTATTGCTGTTACTACTTCTGAATTGTTAGATGATCTATCAACTCAGACTGCTAGTGGAAAGAATTTTGTTAACTGTAAGTTTACATCAAGTACTGCTACTGATAACCCAACAGTCACCTATGATACTTCTGCATTAACATCCAATCGTATTGCTACCTATCCTGATTTATCTGGTACTGTAGTATATGCTGAGGCAACACAGACTTTAAGTAGTAAGGTTATTCAAGGATTGATTCTAGCAGATATAACTACTGCTACTAAACGTATCAATTTTGATCTTAGTAATCAGTTTGAAAACTTGAACTATGCGTTCAAGTTCCCATTCAAGGACATGAATCAGTCTACTGGTTCCAGTGAGATTGCTACTGTCAATGCTTCCCAGAAGTTATCCAATAAGGAACTAAATAGACCAGTAGTTATAGATGATGTAGAGACAGATCGTAAGGTCACACTAGATCTATCAAATATCACTGATGCAAGAACAATTAAGTTCCCTGACTCAGATGCTACACTATTATCTACTCAGAACGTAACACTAGATGATGTTAACTTTGGTGCTGGTATTGGTGCTCAAAGATTAACAGCAAAAGTCCGTCAACAACAACTTTATCTATCTCAAATTTAAGAAATGGCAACTAATACAGGAGTGCTGGCGAACTCAAAACCCGCTGCCAATACCGAAACAACTATATTTAAGAACGATGTGAAGAGTAGCACTACTGGTACTCTTGTCGCTAGTTGTGATGGTACAGGTTCAGATACTTACGAAGTATCTTTAAGACCTTATGATCAAGATCTAACACTGAATGCAGCAACATATAAACTGCACCGAGGTGATGTAATTACTAATGTTAAGTGGACATTATCTGCTTCATTACCATTAGAGGATGCTATTCCTGGTACTAAATTTACAAGTACTGATGGTGAGAAGTGTGCATATCTATTAGATGTTGTTGACCCTGCTGTTACTACATACCTCACAAAGTTTAAGTCTCTTATAGCATTTACTCTTGAAAACGTAGATGATGGTGCTAGTTCTGCTGAACCTGACTACGCAAACGGTGAGACAGTCACCAATGGTGCAGGTGTGAGTGGTGTTGTTTATGAATTTGTTCCAGGTGAAAACGATGCTGGTGTTGTTTGGGTTGGTGATATAACTGGTGGTACATTTGCTGAAGGTAACGTACTAACTGGTGGATCATCTACAACTGTAGGTACTATATCAACTGGTGGTATTGCTACTGCTGTTGGTAAATTAGTATTCAACGATGGTGCTGGTGGTTCTGTTTATCAGTATTACTTACAAGAACAACCACAATTATTAACTGATAGAACTTATAAGTTTGATGTTAGTGATAACTCAATGACTGGTAAGGTACTACAGTTCTCTACTACTGCTGGTGGTACAAACAACGGTGGTGCTGAGTGGACTGAGGGTAAAACTACTTCAGGAACTGCTGGATCTGGTGGTGCTTATGTGCAGTATGATCTATCTGCTTCTGAACCTGTAAGTAACTGGTATCCACATGACCAAGCAGATGCTACTTATCAGGATAGTGATTCATTCTTTACTATGTCTAACCAGTTCGTATATAATGAGATCTGGGTATATTCACAAGAAGAAGAGAGTGGTCTTGGTGTTGTATCTGATTGGATAACAACTAACCAGTTCCTATATCGTAACGCAACATATACTATTAACACTATTGCTGGTGATAGTTACAGTACTGTACTAAGTCACAGTGGTACAAGCACCAAGGTAGCAAATGGTCCTGGTTCTGCATTGTGGGTAGGATCAGATACATTCATTGAATCACCTAGACAGGTATCTGCTACTAAAAATACTGCTACTATTAGTAGTGTAAGTAATGATTCTGATGCAGACTTGTATGTGCAAGCAGATGCTATTGCTACTAATGTTTCTGAACATAATAAGGGTATTATAATCGGACCTGGACAATCCATTAAAGTTAAAGCAACTAATGGTAAAGTGACGTTCATATTGGATGCGTTCCAAGATACAGTAGCAGAATACTCTACTACATTGTATCAGCGTTCAGATGCTTATCAAACTGATGGTGGAGAAGGTGGAGACTAATCCCCATAGATCATTAACTCATATATAGATTCTAAATAAATGGCACTAACTAGACTCAAAAATATTATTACGTCCAGAACTGGACGTATTATATACGTCAACCCTGATGACTTTGATGCCTCTGATGCAATAGACAACAGAGGTAACTCTAGTTTGCGTCCATTTAAAAGTTTGCAACGAGCATTCCTTGAGGTAGCACGTTTCTCATATCGTGTTGGATTAAGTAATGACGAGTTTGATGCTTTTAGTATCATGCTCTATCCGTCAGAGTATATTATTGATAACAGACCAGGCGAAGTATTATATACAAACATTCCACCACTTGATGCTAACTCTAACTTTGATATAACATCACCTAACAATGTATTATATAAGTATAACTCAGTTGAAGGTGGATGTATAGTACCTAGAGGTTGTTCTATTGTTGGTATGGATCTTAGACGTACTAAGATTATTCCAAAATATATACCATATCCTACAACATATCCGTCTAAAGGTATTAACACTGTAGAGCAAGTACCAGGTGAATCTGCAATCTTTAGGGTAACTGGTGGTTGTTATTTCTGGCAGTTTAGTTTATTTGATGGAGATGCTACTGGTGTATATTTCAAACCAGATAGTGCAGAAACAATTCCACCATCATATTCACACCATAGATTAACATCATTCAACTTTGCTGATGGTAATAATAGTTTAAACTATTTAATTAATACTACTGGAACTGTTCCTAATAGTACAGAGATTACACAGTCTACTATACCTGACTTACTAGAAAGAACTGACCTAGACATATATTATCAGAAGGTATCAAGAGCATTCGCAACTATCCCTGATACTTCAGGTGATCCAGCACAAGACCAGATACAGGCAAGAGTTGAAGAGAATAGAATTGTTGGACCTATTTCTGACGAGTTTAGAGTTCTACAGATCACACGTAATGGTAACACTGCTAGTGCTGTTACTGTTGATGCTGATGGTAACCCTAAGAACCACGGATTCTCTGTTGGAGTTAACGTCAATATTTCTGGTGTTACAGGATCAACAGGTCCACAGTCAGAACTTGATGCACTATTATATAATGGATCATTCGCTGTTACATCTGCGAGTGGTAACGTATTTACATACCAATTAGCAGAAGAACCTACTGGTAATGCTATTGGTTCTAACATGGTAGTTAAGGTTGAGATTGATACTGTTGACTCAGCATCACCTTATGTCTTTAACTGTTCCTTGAGATCTACATGGGGTCTACAAGGTATGCATGCAGATGGTAGTAAGGCAACTGGATTTAAATCTATGGTTGTTGCTCAGTTTACTGGACTATCACTACAGAAAGACGACAGAGCATTTGTTAAATATAACGCATCAACTGGAAACTATGATGAAGGAGGAGCAGGTTCTCACCTAGATGGTTTCGCAGAGTATAAGAAAGGATGGAGACACACTCACATTAAAGCAAGTAGTGACGCATTCATTCAGGTCGTCTCGGTGTTCGCTGTTGGATATGCAGATCACTTCGCTGGATATGCTGGTGCTGACATGTCAATCACCAACAGTAACAGTAACTTTGGTAACACAGCATTAAGATCAAAAGGATTTAAGAAAGCAGCATTCACTAAGGATAAGGCAGGTACGTTAACACACATCATACCACCTAAGTCATTGAGTGATGTACCAGAAGTATCAGTTAACTGGACTAACTTAGACATATCAAGAACTAAAACTATTAACGCAGCACTAGCAGCACAGGGTGGTACACTAGGAACAAGACTCTATATATACGGTTACACAAGTGAGACTGCACCACCACAGAATAAGGTACAGGGTTACGTTATAGGTGCTAGACAAACTTTAACAGTACCAGATAAATTATATTGTTTGTTGATACCATCAGGTGCAACACAAGCAAGTGTACAATCAGCAAAGATTAACCCATATGGTCCTGCTGTATCAGGTACAAGTGCTGGTGGAACAGGATCACCATTACAATATGATAGTGCTACCTATACTATAAATGGTACACCTAATCAGGTTGGTGGTTGGTATCTATCAGTAGATGCAACTAACAATGAGATATATTCTACTCTTGTAAACAATACAATATACAATAGTCTAAACTTTACACCAACAACATTTATTAAGAGAGTACCTGACGCACGTAACTTGAAAGATAGAACATATCGTGTGCGTTATGTAATACCTAAAGATCAGAATCCACCTCTTCCAAGAGCACCTATTACTGGATTTGTTCTACAACCATATAATACTGACCAGACAAATTATAACCTTTCTAAATGTTATTATATCTACGAAGTTGAGACTGTAACTGCATTTGAACGTGGTATTGCTGATGGTGTATATTATCTAACACTATTGTGTGGTTCAATAACACCAACTACATCAAACTTTGATGACTTTAGATTCTCACAAAACGTTAATGAAGTATATCCTTCATTTGACAGAGATAACCCTAATGATGACCCAACGGAGTCAGTATCTATTGCAGATAATGAAACAATTGGTCTAGTATATGGTACTGATGGTGCATCACCTACACCTAACAAAGACGACCAAAGAAGTATAACTAAGGAGTCAACTAAGTTCCTATTAGCAGACGCAGGTTGGGTCGCTGGTAGTAACCCAGGTTGGGATAGTATTAACAATACATTATCAAATATTCCACTAACTTCTCGCTTAGGTGATGAAGAAACTAGAAAGATTCCTATCCTAGAAGATGCTGATGGTGATCTTAATCCTATCAACGTAGAGTTAAGACGACACTCAATTCTAAGATCAGGTAACCATACATTTGAATATACTGGATTCGGTCCAGGTAACTATTCAACTGCATTCCCTCAGACACAAGTTGAGACACTAAGTGATGCTCAAGTTAGACTATCACAGTCATTGAAAGAAGAGGCAGGAGTTGCATTCTACTCTGGACTTAACTCTAATGGTGACCTATTCATTGGTAACCAAGTTATTAACCCAGTTACAGGTCAGAT